ACAATTATAAATTTTGAACCACGGGTCAGTATACAAGATATTCAAGTGACTCCAGATTATGATAATAATAGATTTACTGTTAGTATGACATTTACAACTGTGAATAAACAAGAACCCGTTCAAATAGAATTTTTCTTAGCAAGAGAAAGATAAAATGGCAGATAGACTCCAAGTTACTGAATTAGATTTTGACCAAATAAAATCCAATTTAAGAGATTTTTTAAGACAACAAACCGAATTTCAAGATTATGATTTTGAAGGTTCTGGCCTTAATATTCTTTTAGATGTATTGGCATATAATACACACTATAATGCATATTATTTAAATATGATTGCAAACGAATCATTTTTAGATACTGCATTACTTAGAAGTTCTGTTGTTTCTCATGCTAAAAAATTAAATTATGTTCCACGATCAGCTACAGCACCAAGAGCAATTGTTAATATAACTATTGCATCGGCAGATACAACACCAGGTTCTTTGATGATACCAAAAGGTTATGTATTTTTCTCAGAACAAATTGATGGCACAACATATAAATTTATTACATTAGATGCATATTCGGTTGATAAAGTTGGTTATAATTTTGTATTTCAAAATATACCAATTTATGAAGGTCAGTTAGCATCATACGAAACAGTAAATAGTGTAAGTTCAAATCCAAAACAGATTTTTACTTTAAATGATAGTAACATAGACACAACTACATTGGTAGTGAGTGTTCAACAATCAGTTTCAAATACCACCGTTGTTGTTTATGATAGATCGGAAAATGATTTAAATATTACCGCAAATTCTGAGGTTTACTTTTTACAAGAAGGTTATAACGGTAAATATGATATTTACTTTGGCGATAATGTAATTAGTAAAGGTGTTCCAGATGGCGCAGTAATAAAAACCGACTATTTGATTACACACGGTTCATTGGCAAATTATGCCAACAATTTTATTGCAACATCTCCAGTTGGCGGTTATTCTCAATTTTCTATTAGTCCAGTATCAAAAGCATCTGGTGGTCAAAGTAGGGAAACCGTTGATGAGATTAAGTTTGGTGCACCATTAAGTTTATTAGCACAAAATCGTGCGGTAACAAAGAACGATTATATCAGATTAATCCAACAAAAATATCCACAATTTGAGGCAGTTAATGTTTGGGGTGGAGAAGAAAATGATCCACCAATTTATGGTAAAGTATTTGTATCCGCAAAACCAAAATTAGGTTTTGAAGTATCACAAACAGAAAAAGATTATGTAAAAAATAACATATTGAAACCCATCAGTATGTTGACTGTTACACCGGAAATTGTAGATGTTGATTATAATTATCTTAAAGTAATATCAAAAGTTTATTTTAATAAAGCAAAATTAAATACACAACAAAGTGTATTAGTGGAAAATATTAAAACATTAATTAGTAATTATTGTGCAACTAATCTAAACAAGTTTAATAGTTATTTTAATTTCTCTGGTATGGAAACAAGAATTGATGCTTATGATAGATCAATTGTTTCTAACGAAGCAACTTTATTCGTAGCAAAGAAATTTAGACCAGATTTAATTAATTCAGACAATTATATTTTAGATTTTGGATTTGAATTAACCAGAGGAACAACAAATGATAATTTCTATTCATCGCCAGATTTTACTGTTGCTGATGAAAGTGGATTAAATAGACAATGTTTCTTTGAGGAAGTTCCATCATCATATACTGGTTTGGAATCTATTACAGTATCTAATCCAGGTATTAATTATACATCTACACCAACCGTTACTATTGTTGGTGATGGTGCGGGTGCAACGGCATCTGCAACTATTGTTAATGGCAAGATATCCGAGATTACAGTATTAACACCTGGTATTGGTTATACAACTGCAGCAGTTCAGATTACAGGAGGCGGTGGTGAGTTAGGAGAAGGTCTTGCAGTTCTTCAAGGTAGATATGGACAAATAAGAATCTCATACTACAAGACTGACGAGATTAGTAGTCAAAGTACCAAAGTTATTATTAATAAAAATAAAAATGACGGTGTTACTGGAGTAATTGATTACAAATTAGGTAAAATATATATTAATAACTTTAATCCTATCGCAGTTAATAATGATTTTGGTGATATTATGTTGCATATTATACCTATGAGTAATATTATTCAATCAAGTTTAAATAAAATGTTAGTATTAGATGACCAAGATCCAACTAGTATTGTAGTTAAGACAGTGGCCGTCTAATGGATCAAGTTTTAACATCTAAATTAGTAGAAAGACAATTACCGGAATTTGTTCGTAATGAACATCCTGTATTTGTAACATTTCTTCAAAAATACTATGAATGGTTAGAAACTAATAATCAGATTAGTTATGAGATAAATGCACTTAAAAATTCTATAGATTTAGATACTGCGGATTCAGACTACTTAGAATTATTAAAAAGAGATTTGATGCCTTATTTTCCAGATAATATACTGGCAAATAAAAAATTATTCTTAAAATTAATTACAACATTTTATAAATCTAACGGTACACCAGATTCAGTTAAGTTTCTATTCCGTGCTTTATATAATGAAAATATAGACATTTACTATCCTAAAGAAGATATAATAAAAACTTCCGATGGTAAATGGGTATTGCCATTGGCACTTAGAATTGATACAGATGATAACAATATCTTTAATATTGAAAAAACAAAAATAACAGGTAGAATATCTAAAGCAACTGCCGTAGTAGAAAAAGTCATTGAATCTATTGATCGGCAATTAGGCATTTCATATATTGAAGTTTATGTTTCAAATGTAGAAAGATTATTTGAGACCGGTGAAACTGTAGATGCAACATACAATAATGGTGTTGTTGATGTAACTGTATCAGGTCGTCTAATTGGTGCGTTATCAGAAATTAAAATTGATTCTAAAAATAGAGGTCTTTATTATAATGGTTTTGATCCAGATATTGACTATGATGGTGATCCAGTTACTATTGTTGGTGGTTTAAATCCTTCTGCAAATAATCCAGTAGGTGCTTTGGCATATGTTGGTAACACAACAAAAGGTTCTGTTACTGATATTCTTTTAACTAATCCTGGTTTTGGATTTAGAAAAGAAAGTGAAATATCTTCATTATATGATAATTATGTAACAACATTAGATTTTAAAGGTGGATTTGAAAATGCTCCATATGGTGCGGAAGCAAAGGCATTTATCAATTTAGTTGATAAATCAATTGTTCGTAAAGTAAATGTCCGCAATACATCCATTGAAACTCTTCATGGACAATACGCAAATATTAATGTTGCCAATGCTATTACACTTGGTAATATTGGTACATATCAATCTTTCAATGTTTATCCATTATCATTTATTGAATTAGATCAGGGCGGTGGTGGATATAGAGCAAGACCAACACTTGATACGTATAGTTTTTATAATGAAAGTTATGAAGATATCATGATAATAACTTCATGTAATATTGTTAAAGATACAAACATAATAACAGATGCAACACAAGATTTAACTGATTCATTTGAAGTTGGTAATTATGTAAGATTATACATCCAAAATAAGATGGAAGATATCTATGAAATTACTGGAGTTACTACTCACACAATTTCATTTGCTGAAAATTTTAAAAATGATATTTCTGGTGTTACTGTATATAAAATTGTAAGAAATGATTTATATAAAATTGGTTCATTAGGTAGAATTATAATTGGTAATGGTGGTAATGGATATGCGGTTGGACAAACATTAAACTTTCTTGGCGGATCTGGATATGGCGCTAATGCATATATTAGTGCTATTCATGCGGGTAATACTGGTATTAAAACGGTAACAATTAATAATCATTCATCAAATGCATATACATTAGGTGGTGAAGGTTATAGAAGAGATGCATTGCCTACGATTACAATAAACACAACTTCTGGTGCAAATGCTAATGTTTATGTGAGTGAAGTATTAGGAGATGGTGAAATATATTCATTAACAACCTCAAGAATTGGTGCAATATCTTCAATTCGTATTATTAGTTATGGATATGATTATGTTGAGGCGCCTATGATATCATTGAGAAATATGGATTTAAGTTTATCGAATGTTACTGAAGGACAATTGTTTGTTTCAAATACAAGAGTGTATCAGGGAACAAGTAATATATCAACAACATTTTCAGCTTATGTTGATGAATTTGATCAAAATACCGGATTCATTAGACTATTTAATTATAAAGGAACTTTTGATAAAACTAAAAAAATCATTTCAGATGATGGTGGAGTTACCGGTAATGTAGTTTCTGGTAGTGTATTAGTTTATGGTGATGGTCGTGCTAAAGCAACTGCAGGTTTTGAGAATGGTTTAATTCGTTATCCGGGTATCTATTTGAATACTGACGGTCACTTGAGTGCGGATAAAGTTATGCAAGACGGTAACAAATATCACAATTTTTCATATGTAATTAGTTCACAGACAGACTACAATAAATTTAAGAAATCATTACAAGATATTGTTCATCCATTAGGTACAAAAACATTTGTTACAAGAATTGATAATAATACTGAAATAGTTGCGCCAGATGAAGTAAATCAATACATAACAGTAAAAGCGTTACCCATAACATTTAATATTGTATATGGCGCTAATGCAACTACAAATACAACTGCCAACTTAATGAATTATGTCAATGTTGGAGATGTTGTAATATTTACTGGTGTATATCGTCATGTTGCAAATACAGTAAATGTTAATTCTGGATCAAATACAGTATTTGGTAATAATAGTAACTTTATTAATGATATCCAAGATGGTGATATTATCTATCTGTCAACTGGTAATACAGAAACGGTATTAAGTGTATCAAATAGTAAATATCTAATTACTCAAAATACAATTGGTGTTACTGCAACTAATGTAACAATTAATCTGTATTTTGATGAGACTAAAACTGTTACTTTTGTAAATGCCAATACTATTAAAGTAGATACTGCATTTACTTCAAATACTAAAAATATTGTCACAAACGTCCAAAAAGTTAAATAAATACAATTATGTCCTCACTCATAACGAAAAATTTTAAAGTATTACTTGCCAAACAATTATATAATCTATTGGATTTAACGGCAAATTCATATCTTCCTACAACAAGAAGATCATACATGTATGCATTTATAGGTAAACAATTACCTTGGAATGCTGGTACTGAAGTTCCAGTTACACCTACAGAAACCGATGCAATAATTAATGATTATTACAGATATGGTATATTGGCAAAACAATTATCATATACTAATGCATCTTTGGTCGTAGATAGAAATAATTGGACTGCAAATACACATTATAACACTTACGAAGCAAATACTAATTTTTATATTTTAAATAGTAAAGATCAAGTATTTAAATGTCTTGCAAATAATTCAAGTTCAATCTCAACAGATGAACCTGCATTAACATTGTCTACAACATCATTAGAAGAACCATATGTTTTAACTGCAGATGGTTATAAGTGGAAATATTTGTATACTGTTTCATCGGTACAAAAACAGAAATTTCTTACTGACGATTGGATGCCAGTAGTTTATAATAAGTTTGTTAGGGCTGCCGCAGTTCCCGGTGGTATTGATATTGTTACGATTACAAATACAGGTAATAATTATACTAAAGGAACAACACAGGGTATTATATCAATAGATGGTGATGGTACTGGTGCAATATTAAAAGCAAACGTAACAGGTGGACATGTTGTCGATGTCATTATTCAAAATAGAGGTTCACAGTATACATATGCGGATTTAACATTTACTGATATTACTGGTGGTGTTGGAACTAGTGCTACCGCAAATGTTTCTATTGCACCGCATGATGGTCATGGTTATGATCCAGTATATGAATTAACTGCTTCTAATTTAATGTTTAATGTTGAATTTGATCAAGACGAATCTGGTATATTACCAACAGACAATGATTTTAGACAAGTGGTGTTGTTACATAATCCATATTTAAACGATACATCAAATCCAGCAACCGGCGAATCATATTCATTATACACAAGAATATCAACATCACCCGGTGTAGGTGATTTTGGTGTTGACGAAGTTGTATATCAAGGTGCGACATATGAAACTGCAACATATAAAGCAGATGTTATATCCTTTGATACTGTAGAAAATCATCTTTATGTAAATAATGTTCGTGGTACTTTAAGTATAAATTCTACAATAAAAGGTCGTGATAGTGGTGCAATTCGTGTAGTTAATTCAACTCAGAATCCAACACTAGATTTATATTCAGGACACGTATTATACATAAGCAGTAAAACACCAATAACCCGTGATGATGCACAAACCGAACGAATCCGTTTTATACTGAGTTTTTAACGAGGAATAAATGACTACTCTATTCAATTACGATCCA